GTAAGTTCTTCATCACCTCGGAGGACAACTACGACCGAACAGCACGCCTGTTCACGATCAGGTGCATTGATGAAGCGGGGATGATTGACACCGTGGGCGAGTTTCAGGCGCACGCCACTCTAGAGGACGCTATCTCGGAGTTGGTTGATGTAATGGCAGGGGCGAAGGCGTGAAGGGCTACCGATTGACAAGGCGCGGGGAGTTCGTGGCAGGGGTAGCCGTGGCACTGTTCATCCCGCTTGCGATTGTGTTAGGCACGGCACTGGGCGACTGGGCTACCGGCTTACTGTAAGGTACGTTTAAACACTACTAACTAGGGAGAAACACAATGAACACGAACACGTTTAAACTGGGCGATAAGATTACCCTACAAGGCGGGCTGATGGAGGTGGTGCTGACCGAGGAACACTACGCGCTATCACTGGAACACGGTACGATTGTGGACATCGCGCTTAACTATGAGACGGCTGAAAACTTAATCAGTCACGGCGAGAGGCTACTAGCCCTACCGTGGGCAACTGCACCGTGGACTAAGGAAGGGCTATCTGCCCAACAGTTATTGGACAACTGGCAGGCGGTGTGTAATGACAACTGGGGGGGTGGAATAATAACACCGTTTAAACATAGCGTGTCGCGTCTAGGTTCTACACTACCGTAGTGTAGTGTGGTTCCTAGTCCTGACAAGCAGGACTCTAGGAGCAAGGAGCAAACACAATGGAAACAAGCGCAGACCAACAAACAGCACGTTTAAACGATCAGTTTGTCACTCGTATCACCGAACTGGGGCGAGAGATTGACAAGTGGAAGAACGAGAACGAACTAACAGGGCACAAACTATTGGTGAGTCAACGTGAACTATGGACGTTTAAACGTAGCGTTGAGGCAAGTATCAAGGAAGCATACACAATGCAGGTGGTTGACCTTGAGCAGGCAAACAACATCCTTAGAAACCTAATGCTTAACGAGATTAGCCTTGAGTGGAACGTGAGCGGGCACTACGACGCGACCTACCACCTACACCTAAGCGACAAGGGCTTGAGCGTGACCGTGACCGTTAATGTAGAGGTTCCCTTTACCGTAGTCGTGGAGGCTGGCGACGAGGACACCGCTACCGAGGAGACCGAGGGTATGCACCTTAGCGACCTAGAACTTGACTGGGACAACGCTGAAGTGGACATTGACAACAGTGACCTTGACATTGAGGACTTGGACGACCTCGTGCGAGCCTTGATGGATACTGAACCATACCTCACGGCTGAGATTGTGGTTGATAGTGTTGAGCAAGAAGGATAACGTTTAAACAACATCAGGTGTGATCGCCGTGAGGCAGACCACCACAAACTAGGGAGCACACAATGAGCGAGACGTTTACCATTGACACGGAGATCAAGAAGCAAGACCTATGGGAAGCGACAATGGGCTCGGGCTGGGAGTCTGACCCTGTAATCAACGCCTTTTGTACCAACGTGGAGTATTTTGGGGACACGGACTGGGACAAGATCGGTACGTTTAAACTGACGTACTACAATGAGGATGAGGAGGAGCGAGAGATTACGCTGGGCATAGCAGACCTTGAGCGTGGGCTGAGGGTGTGTATGGACAAGCACTACCGTCACGTCCCTTGTGGTGGGGTGATTGACACTGACTTTGATAACTGGGACGCTTGTGTAGGAGCACTCGTTATTCAGGTCTCTATCTTTGGCGAAGAAGTGTACGCATAGTACGTTTAAACACAACAACTAGGGAGCATAAAATGAAGTTCACTGAGAAGCAAGTTGAGAAGGCACTGGAACTAGCGGAAGAAAAGTTTGGGGGCTGGAGCATGAGCGCAAGCGATGTCATTGGGTTCATTGAGTTGGCTATCTTTGAGCCGGAAGAAGTAGAGAACTGGAGTAGGTGGGGGCGATGATGTTTAAACGTGGCGAACCTCAACCGTCTGGCTGGTGTCTGAGCAATAAGCACGAGGGTTGTCCGGTGTTGTTTAAACGTGAGGCTGGTAGCAAGGTGTGTCCTTGTGACTGTCACGACACGCCGGAAAACTAGGGTACTTGACAAGTGTGATACACTGATTACATCAACTAAGAAAAGGAGCAACACAATGAGTAATGACATCACCACCGAGGAACTCACCCGATTGTTGGGTGAACTAATCACAAGGATGGAAGAAGAATACGAGCGCACAGTTGAGGAAGACGAAGCACAAGAGGACGAACTGGAACTAGAAGAGGTGGAGTACAACAAGGGTTGGGCTGGTGGCATGGTCAATGGTCTGAACCACATTAGGGAGTGGCGAGATGTTATCCTCTCCGATGAGTCCTGACTGGTCAGACGAGGAAGGTAGCCTACGCGAATGCTGGGAGTGTGGTGAGGTGATCGGTTGGGATGGGTGTGCTAGTGACCCCGACAACTGTGCTAGTTGCCATGCTACTGGTATCACTACAACAACTGGTGAAAAAATAATCTTCGGTTGCTGTGCCGTTTAAACAAACTAACTAGGATAAGGAGCAAGACAATGATTTACACAACGAGTAAGGATATGGACATCACTGGTACATCTTTGATGGGGTACATCAACACCACCTACGACCGTTTGGTTGAGGTGTTTGGCGAGCCCACGCATTACGAGAGTAGTGATGGGAAAGTCACGGCAGAGTGGGACATTGAGTTCACTGACGATGAAGGCGATGTTCACAAGGCTACGGTCTATGACTGGAAGCAATACGAGGATGGTACGCCCGATGGTAAGTACGACTGGCACATCGGTGGCAGGACTGGCGAGGTTGTCGGTTTCGTACAAGACCTAGTGTTGGGGAAGGTGTCGTGATGGGTAATATGCCGGAGCGCATTAACGTAATGAAGGTTATTTCTTACGATGTCCAGGACATTGTAGAAAGGCTTACCGAAAACGATGAAACCCTGCGCGAAGTAGAGTTGGATGAAGTTATGCAACAGATACAGGCTTGGATAGAGGAAGATTTTCCTGCCGAAATAATAAATGACTTGATTATTCAGGACGAAAATGGAGAGGAACTGTGATGGGTAGGTTGATTGTGTATGCAGTGACCGTCACTGACCCCGACTACTGGGACTACCACGGTGAGGACAGGGACATCCCGCCTATGTTTAGCACACTTGATAAGGCTAGGGTTTATGCCCGTGATCTTTACAACGAGTGGTGTGATCTGAGAGAGATACCTAATGACGAACTGGACGAGTTCGTTATTGTTGAGCCGATTGTTATTGACTAACTAGGGAAGGAAAATACAATGCACGTTTCACACATTATTGCTATTGAGGCAGACGATTACGACGAGGCAGTTTCTTCTGTTGACTACTGTTTAAACGGTGGATGGGAAGGAGAAAACAACTTCCCGTGGTCTGACTGGTCTCAAGTTGGTGGTCGCTGGGTGGATGAGTTTGGCGAGGGCAAGAACGCTCTTTGCTACGCGGATGACCCTGATCGTTTTAACTCATGCGTAAAGATGATGGTTGGCAAGAGGGAAGAACAACTAGACGAGTACTTACGGATAGCAAAAAAGTCGGGGCTGGATTTAGATAACATAAAGGAGAAGGGCAAGGAAGACCACTACGCTAATGGTGTTTGGTCTTTGGGTAAGGCTATGTCTATTATTATTGGAGATAGTGCCAGTGATGCTTACTTCTATGATTTAGTAGATTACACCGAGAGCGACGAGTATCTACAAGAACGTATCAAGACCGACCCTTCACACCAGTGGATTGTCGTAGTGGATTTCCACTTCTAATCAAACACAATAAGGAGCAGAGTAATGAGTACGTTTAAACAAGAGTACCCCATTGGGTGCGAAGTTTTCTACCACTTTGAGAACGACCAAGAAGGAACTAAGTTGCATGGTTATGTTTCGTTTGAGTCGTTGCAGGAGATCATGGAAGGCGATGAAGATTTCCCCGATGATGATTACCTGAGTGGCAACAACTACACACCATCAGGTGTGCGCGATGATTTCGTGGACATCTACTATGACCACAATGAAACCACTAAGGAAAACTTTATTGAGTTTATCAGGGAGTATTCTGAAGGTAGGTTAAGTGGTGGTTCTGAGTGGAGCATTGACAACATTGTTCGGTTCGTATTCGCTAAGGGGCAACAACAATGAACAAGTATGAACTGAATAACTATGATTACTGGGTTGATCTAGAGTCTGGAACTTACGGCAGTGGTGACATAGCCTTGATTAGTATGTCCTCTCTGCCACCGGCGGTACAGGACAGAATGACCACGGCGATGGACGAAGGTGACGAACAAACGGTAATCGGTATCGCTAGGTATCTATCTGGACATCGCGTCTAGTGGCTGGGTTTATTGTCGGTCTAGCAATTTTATTATTACCCGTAGCAGTTGAGTATTGGAGAATAGGAAAATGAAAGCATTGTTGAGTATGACTGAGTGCCCTACGCCTGAGCGTAAGGTTTTGATTGAGGAACTATCTGAGTTCCACACGTCCCACTACCGTGAGCCGTGGTTTAAGGTGCTGGATTGCACCACTGGTATCAGGGTGTATGCCTCGGTGCAGGAGTTGTCGTTGAGCGGGGTGGGTTCAGGTGTCTGAGACCTATGTAGCACAGAGAGACAGTGATCGTGAGTGGTGGGATCGTGCGTCATGCGCCCGTGGATACTCCGACTGGTGGGATGTGGACTTCCACCAACACGAAGCAACACTTAGTTTAAACAACGTCAAGGGTATCGTGATGTGTGTGCAGTGCCCCGTAAGGAACGAGTGTTTAAACGATGCACTGAAGCATGGTGGTGAACACACCATCCGAGCAGGCTACACACCTAAGCAACAGAACGAACTAATCAAGAACGGACACGCTTGGTCAAGGTCTATCCGTATCGTGGAAAAGATGCTAACCTTGTCACCTGACGATGAGATTGTGGCTGAGAAGTCGCATGAGATGCTGATTAACAGCGCGAAAAGAGTGCAAGGTAAATGGATAGATACCTAAGCAAGCGTGAGACTATTGACGAAGCAGAGTTCCTGCTTAGTATGCGCGTGTCTCACTGGCAGGTAGCCGACCAACTTGGGCTACAACTGAAAACATTGGAAACCTACTGGCGCAAGGTGAAGGGAGTGAGGGCACCGTGGCTACCGAGCATGGAGAAATAGAAGAAGTGCAAGAGTGCTGGGCATCCTCATCGTCTGGCTTGTGGGACAAGCATGGGGGCTGGGGTCATGGGTCAGATGGCTGTGACAGACCGGCTGAACCAGGTTCTAGGTACTGTTATGAACACCGAGGGTAGGGATCTATGAACCAGAAGAATGAGATACGGGTTGGCTTTGCTATCTTCGTTGCCATTGTCATCTTGATGACGATTGTTGAGATTATTCTGGTAGGTAGGGCTGAGCAGAACATACAACCAGAACAAACAACTAAGCAAAGTGTTCGTTCGTTCGTTGTGCCGAAGGATACTAAGCCTACCGCTGGTAAGGCTTTACCCGTTAGGAAGCCACAGAAGCGCATCTCACGGTCTAAGGTACGCACCGTGAACGTGGACTCCAAGGCTAAGCGTTATGCCCTTACGTTGGTGTCTAGCCCTGCTCAGATGGCTTGCCTGCTCCCATTGTGGGAGAAGGAGTCCGGCTGGTCACCCACATCGGACAATCCTACGTCCTCAGCCTACGGTATCCCACAAATCTTGGGGCTTGAGGCTAGGACAGGGGACGATTACCGAGCACAAGTGCGGGCTGGGCTGGGCTACATCAAGCATAGGTATGGCACGCCCTGTCGGGCGTGGGCGTTCTGGCAGAACAATCGGTGGTACTGATGTATTGGTCTTTCGCCCTTGCTGCCGGTTCTATGACTGGCTTGTGGATTGCTGGGAAGCGACCCCTGCAAGGCTGGGTGGTACTGCTGGGAATGGAAGTGTTGTGGTGCTGGTACTCAGTAGCAACCAAACAGTACGGGCTGGGTATCCTATGCTTAGCCTATGGAATAATCTACTTTGCCAACACGATCAGAGAGTGGAGGAAGCGTGAGCAATAGGGGTGAAGGGTACAAGTACCAACTGGTACTGACCAGAGATGGGCGCAAGTGCGCCACCATGTACGGTAATGATTTTGATGAGATCACAGAAGTAAAAGTGAACGCCACATTTGATGGTTACCACGCTGAACTCACTGAACTTGACGTAGAAGATAAGAAGTAATAACCTAAAGATGTTGCCGGAACTCACTGCCCCCTAGTCGGTGAACCAACGGCACGCCACACCAAACTTTACCTCTCTGGTGTGGACACAGAAGAACCCCAGTCCTGCTCCGGCTGGGGTTTTTCTATGTTTAAACGAGTTTAACTATTGCGTGATGTTTCCACTGCCGCCTGAGCATTAGACTTAACGCGACGTGAACCGAGCCCATCCCAAGGTGTGTCACCACCAGTGAGTTCAACGATACGTTCCACGGCACGATCGACCCTTGCTTTCAGGGCATGAACAGTGATCTCAAGTTCCATCGCTGCCAGTTCCTCACTCATCTTATCCAAGTAAAGGAACTCTAGTGCTGAGCGTTGCTCAACAGATAGTTTGGGTAGAACTTTCTCAATGTCAATAGCCATAGCGGGAAGGTTCCCACCTGTTGATGGTTCCCTTGGTGGCTTACGTCCACCCTCTGGCTCACCACGCAGGGTTTCACGCCATGATCCGTCATAAACTAGGGGCAGGAGTTCGCGGACAAGCCCGCGATTGAAGAACCACTCATCGGTGTGGTGGTAGCCACACACCTGGGCCTTCATCTTCCGACAGAACCGCTCACCCTGCTTGTGCATACGCTTATTCAGAATCCACACGTTAGTTTTGAGAACCTTCTCGTCCTCAGCACTAAGCCACTCAGCGACACGGCGGTGGTTGTGGTAGCCCCACTCAATCAGGTCGGAGCGGATGTCGTCTGCCTCAACGTAGCCCGAATACCTTCGGGCAAGGTTGGTAGCAACAGGGTATGCGTGTTGGAGGAAGTCTGGATGCAGGTACTCGGTCATTTTGCACCACGCATCTCAGTGCCACGCAGTTGGGATTTACCTTTAGACCAAGCACCACAAGAACGGCACTGGTATCTTTGGTACACGGCAGTGGCGGTGTATGCCTGACCACGTTTGGTGAGTCTGCTTTCACCACAGCGAGGGCAACAGCCCTCAACACCACTGAACAACTCGTGTGATGGGTGGTCTTTGATCCACGAACCGAGCCGGTCGTACAGTTTCTCGGTTAGGCGCACGTCTTGGATGTTGTACTTCTTCATCAACGCCCAAGCTTTCACATCACCAGCCATGCACTTGACCCACAGTTCGTGCCCTGTGTGCGGTGTTTTCTGTCCGATACCAAGTTGATCGGAGACGTGTTGCAGTTTGTTTGATGGGAAACGGAACTGCGACTTGACCACCTTGAGCAAGTCCACGTTCTTGAACGGACTTGGTGGGTTCATGCCAGCAAGTACAAACTCTCGCTGAAAGTGTTTGATATCAAACGTAACACCATTGTAGGTCACAACAATGTCGGCCTCATCAAGTAGCCTGTGTGCCTGCTTCACCATCTTGGCATGGCCATCGTGGTGATCTGAATAAAACTCTACGTTCCTATCGCCATACCACTTGGCGGCGAATGAGATGACTGACGTGGTGTCCATCAGTTGCGATAGGGATACGTTCTGTTGCCACAGACCCCAAACGTGCGCCAAGTTTGGACTGGTTTCCAGATCGGTGACGAGGATGCGTGGCTTGTTTGTTTCCGGCATTGGTATGCCTTCCGTTAAGTAGCCCCCAGTTGCAGGGCGAAGTTCAGAGTAGTCGGGTTAGATGTCGTCAATGATTTCAATGTTGGCAACGTAGCCAACCACATCAACAAGGTTGTCGCGCTTCTCAAGGTGAGCATCACGACTAATCTTTTGTAAAACATTCAACCAGCACACATCGCGTGCGTCTAGGTCAAGGTCAATGTCGTACTTGCGGTTCAGGTAGGCAGTCCACATCTCAGCGGTGCAACCGTGGTTGTCCGCTGGGTGGCCGTAGGTGTCTTGCCTTGCACCGTTCACAATCTCATCAGCCTCAGTAAGGACAGCCGACTTAACCTTCTTGCTTTCCTTGCGGTAATCATCCCACTGGTGGGGGTCTATGGATTTGCGGGCGGAACTTGTACCAAAACCAGTCCAGCTTGCAGATCCGACTTTACTACCCGAAACCCACTGTCGCGGAGAAGGTTCAGCACCTGCTCCCATTCCGTTCGAGTCACTCACAATCATCCGTCCTTTCGTTATTAGAATGGTGGTTCATCTTCATCAACTGGTGGCTTGAGTAAGTCCAAGACATACTGTGGCCCTTGCTTTAACACTGTGCTGTTTAAATCTTCACCTGCTGGCAGGTAAATAATCCTTGCCCAAGGTAGTGCGTCAATGATCCTGTTAGCCAAACGCAAACCAGGGTTCTCACCGTTCTCCTTCACATCATTATCGGCCATGATGTAGATGTTCTCAAAGCCTTCAAAGCAACGTGTGAAGTAATCCTTCCACATTTCCACACCGGCAACACCAACAGCGGACACACCAACCACTGAATCCATCACGAGGGTGTCAAGTTCTCCCTCACAGATAGCGATAGAACTATCTGAGTTGTGAAACGCTTTAACATTGAACAAGTGTGCTCGTTGCCCTGTTGGTACAAGGTACTTCGGTTGCCTGTGTTCTTCTAGGAACCTGAACTTGAAACCGACTGGCCCCGTTGGGGTCAGGTAGGGAATGGACAGCATCCCCTGGTATGGTTCGTGCCCTGGTTCAGGCACTTCCACGCTTCCAAGCCGGTAGTTGCTTATGGCTTGCTCGTCCAGTCCCCTTTCTAGCAGATAGGAATGAGCCTTCTCTGACAACTGCTTCTCGTAGGCTTTCGTAGCTCGCTCCTGTGATTTCTTCGACAAGCCTGACGGCAGTACTGAAGTCACAATGCTCCTGTTCCCTAACTATTGAAATCGAATCGCCCTTAACACCGCAAGTGAAGCAGTAGTAGAGCCCCTTATCCGGGTTGACACACCCACTGTTGTGCCTATCGCCGTGGAATACACACTTGATTGACTTGTCACCACCATGATCGGGTACTTTATCAAACCCGTAGTGGATTAAAACTTTACTTATCGTGCTCATAGGATGCGGAACACTGGCTCACAAGGGTCTCCACCCTCATCGTATTCTTCCCGTTCTTCATCAGTCAGATAATCGTAGCCACCATCATGGGTAGCGCAGTATTGCTTACTGATCCAACCCTTGCTGATACCAAAGGTAACCCAGTCGGCCCTATCGTTCCACTCTTTAGTGGTCATTGCGTTACTGTTCATTGTTTAAACCGCTCATTAGATGTAGTAGTTGATGCAAAGGTATCACGCACATCGCGTCAAGGGTATTCCGTTGCCTCATCTTACGGACAACAACACCAAACACCCTGCCCCTGTTCCCTCTAGCCTCAGACCAGTTGCCTGCTTCAAGTTCTGCCTGACGTAACCAGTTGGCCCACTCAGGTGTCTTAACATCCTTAGCCTCAAGCACAAGAACCGTGTGCCCCAGATCAATGTGAAGATCACCTTCGTCTTTAGCACCAGTTTGAGCGGTGCGTTCCACTGCCCAACCGTTCTGTGCCATACCAGTCCAGCCACGAATGTGGCCGAGCAGGTCTGTTTCAAACTTGGTTCCTTTACGCTTATTCGCTGAACTCATACCACACTATCCCAAAACTGTTGAAGTGCTGGTGCCAGTTGCACCGCTGGTGCAGGAATAGAAGACTGGTAGTCCATTGCATCCTGAATCTGCATCCGTGGGGCATCCACGAACAGGGACACATGGCTACGGGCTTGTGCATCGGCTGGCCCTGAACGGTTCTTAACAGTGGCAACCTTTAGTTCCCTAGCCATCTCGTCGTAGGCGAGAGTGAGGATTACTTCTGGGAGTTGCGAGACTTTACCGAGGATTGCTTTACGGGGTGGGCACTCGCCTGCGTTGGACGTGTTCTCACTGACGTGGTGGAGCAGGATGATCCCCGCTTCCGTTGAACGGGCGACGTGGTGCAACGCCCGACTGATCTCACGCATACCGGCATACTCATCCAAGTGTTCGGCCACTACATTGTAGAGGGAGTCAATAACAATGATCTCTGGTGGACAACCCCACATCTCGGTGAACGCCATTGTCTCAAGGTCAATGTCATCCAAGGTGGGTGAAGGGTCGAAGCACCAACGAATGTTCTGCAATCCTGTTACTTGTTCGGTGTAGTAGTCGGCACCTGAGCCACTGATACCAGCCTCAACAATGTCCACCGCATCACCGGTTAGCATCGCGGCTACACGGTTAACAATGGTTGAAGCATCGGTGTCTGCACTAAAGAACAGGGTGGGGATGTTGTGCTGAGCCACATACCACAACGCAAGCAGGGTTTTCATGTTCCCTGGTGCGGCGGCGATCATGGTTACTTGCCCACGTCGGAGCCTCACACCTGCCTGCGTCAGGCTTGGTGTCAGGTCTGGCAGTGGTCTGCCTGACTCACCACTAAGCATGATGGTTTGGGCCAGGGACTTCACGCCTTACTCCACCAACGCTTAGGTACTGGCTGTCCACCTGTTTGAACAAAGTTCACAAGGGCCTGACGCACCACGTTGGATGCTGTGGTTTCTTTCTTGTCAGCAAGGTCAACAATGGCCTGCCAAATCTCGTCGTTGATTCGGACGTTACGGATTGGTGTGTTCATTTCTTCCACCAACGCTTCTTCTCGTACACAGCCAACTCAAGGTTCGCTGTCTGGTTCCAAAGAATGTCAATCATATCGTTCATAATGTCCAGTTCTTCGGCAATCGCGGCCAGTTGATAGTCCGTTTCGAACGCGTAGTCTTTGAGGGCTAGGCGCTTGGGCTTCACCAACTCAATCTTTTTCGCCATGTCGTTCCTTCTCTAATAGTATTTCTCTTAGGGCTTGCGTGTTGCTTTGCATCGCAAGGTTTGGATCACCGTTGACCATGAGGGCAACAGCGGAAGCGTAAGCATCTGACATTCCCATGAGGTAACATCTCATGCGCACGTTCTTTGATGAGTTACCAATAAACTTTGTGGCCAGTGAACTTGACTGGTCGCGGAAAGCTTCAAGCAACTCAACATAATCAACGGAATCATCCATCTCCCAGCAACCCTCTTGGTCGCTCAATGTATCTACCGTCCTCGTGGGGCTGGTGCTGACAAAAGCAGGAGTCGTACTGATCCTTCGGTCGAAGTTCATCATCGCAATCCTCATGCTTGTTAACAGAACAAGGAGTGCAAATCATTAGACGAATACCGGCTTGCACTTGTTCGGGTCATCCTTGTCAGTGTTGCAGAACCATGCAGTCCACGGGCCATTCTTGCCAACACCGGTACGGTGAACCCGCGCACCATGTGAACACGTCGGTACACCTTGCTGTGCTGGCTGGTCTTGTGGAACAATCTTGGTTCCAGGGAAAGCAGCGGCAATCACCGCTGGTACTGGTTCTTCACCGTTGTACTGGGCGATCAGGTTCGCCACTGATGGGAACATGTTGAACGCTTCGAGTCGGGTGAGGAACGTGGCAGGGTCATCACCACGGATGGTGAACAGGTCACCGTTGATCTTGGTGGTGAAACTGATTGGTGCTTCGGCGTTGGACATTACTTACCTTCCTTGTCAATGATGTGCCTAGTGAGGTTTAGCAGGCTTTCACCGATTGCAATTAGTGCGAAAGCTTGAGCGCGAAAGTAGTGATCTTCGCCCCATTCCGTACCTTCCATTGCTGTTTCGGCCTTGTCTAAGAGATCAATGGCCCTGGCTTCATAGTCGTCGTTCATTACTTACCTTCCTTGTTGGTGTAGATTGGGTCAAACTCTTTTGCAAGTGAACCATTAACTGCGACACAGTAGTTGGCTACACCGCAACCTTTACACATTGACGTAACCCTAGCAGGAAAAAGTTCTGCCTTGATAGCCCGATCAACATTAACAATCGTATCAGTCAGTGAGTCTAGGTCTGTCTGCCTGAACGTGGTGGGTATGGATAGTTCACCCTTGCGGGTCATAAAGAAAGCACCCAGCGATGGTGTTGGCAGGGACAACTTCTCCATAGCAAACGCGTACAGGGCTAGTTGTTGGAACGTGTCTGGTGTTCGTGCGCCAGTCTTGTGGTCAATGACCATGAGTTCACCAGACGGCAACTCCATGATGAGGTCTGCGTAACCCTTGATACGAACGTCACCAAAGTCCACGTTCAGTTCAATCTCACAGGCAAGGTTCCCCGCAAAGGTGGGTACTGACCAGCCTTCGTTGATGCGGTCATCAAGCCACTGTTTAAACAGCGTGATCTGACGTAGGCCCTCGTCAATCCAGAACGTGTAGTCCTCGGCGTTAGGGTTGGCCTTGGTCTTTCGACCGCCAGTACGCCACTCTTTCCGGCTGACACCACTGCGTTCCTCAAGGGAATCAATTTCCTTTTGGAATGCGTTCTTCCAGCGTTCTGGATCTAACTCCAGGTTGCTTCCCCAACTGTCGTCGTCTTTGGTGATTGCTTCAAGGCAAGCATGAACAGCACTACCAGCGGCTAGGTACCATGCTGGGGTTTCGGGTACCTTCACAATGCGTGCCAACTGGTAGGACTTGGGGCAGGATAGGTACGATGTTACTTGCGAGTAAGACCTGTGACCAACGCTCATCCTGTCACCTCTGGCAACATCGCGTCAGCGATAGCGTTCAACGCTTGGGATACACCCTTGCCATAGTTAGCTTTGGTGGGATTCTGCGACCGTAGTGATTCTCCACCGATCTGTGTACCGGCACGCTTAATGTCATGTGCCAAGGCGAACACGCACATGAACGATGCGGCCTCAGCCGCACCCTTGCGTTGCTCATCGGTCAGGTCACGGGTACGGAAATGGAAAGGTGAGTTCTCCGAAATGAGAACCTCGGTCAGGAAGCGCATCGTCTGTGAGGACGTTCCCATTTCTTCTTGGATTTGTTCTTCGCTCACTGCCGGTGTCGGATCAATGCCCTCAATGTTCTCCGAGGACAACGGATCGTAGTCTAGTTCAGGTAGGTTATCGCCCTCAACGGGCGTATCGTTTGTTGTCATACGGTGAAGGTAGTGCAGTTGTGAAACGAGCGCAAGTTGAGTGACACCAAGGCACCGAACTTGACAGCAAAGGTATGCCTGTGAGTACAATAGAAACAGTTAGTAAAACTGCATAGAAATAGGGCCGTCCTAAGACGGCCAATAGTAGTACTATATAGATAGATAGTTGGTGCTTAGTATGTCTAAACTGGTAAAATGTTCTGCCTGCGAAAACTATGCTTCCGTATGGTTCGCAACCTTTGATGGAGAGGAAGTTCCCCTGTGTCAAGACCACCAACCAAGTCTGGAAGTAAGCAAGTAACCCGACCACAAACTGTGTACGTTAGTCCGTACACTTGGGGCATCAAGTACTCCAAGGCTGAGGTGCTCAAACACCACCCAACAGGGGACGCTTGTGGTTCCTGTGACCTAGAGTCCATGACCATTGCTGTTGATCCAGGTAAGTCCGAGGATTACGCACGGGTCACCTTGCTGCACGAGATCCTGCACGCAGCGATCCGTTCCTCTGATCCCAACATTGAGTCCGATGCTGAGGAGATGGCTGTCGCTTCCATGACCGGCCCACTGCTAGCCATGCTCAGGGACAACCCAGAAGTAGTGGCATACCTAATAGCCAAGTAGCCCTCAGAAGCCACAGGATGCCCCGTAACGAGAGAAAACCCCCTGCCTAGTAGTAACTACCAGACAGGGGGTTTCAGTCCTTCTACGGGGCTCACAGCCCCATACGATCCCATTCCTTCTTACCCACCAAACCAGTGGGCTTAATCAAACGGCGTAACTGCCACCGCTTCACAGCCTTCTCAGTGATAGGGCCAAACCAGCCAGACACAGGAGACACACCCAACTTACGCTGGATGCGCTTCACGTCAGACTTGTCCTCGCTGTTGCGGTAACCGTTGTGGATCTTCGCAGAAATCTTGCGACCAAACGCCTGACCAGCAGGCAACGGGAACGTCGAACGCTTAACCGGCTTAGGCTTAGGCTTCACAGTGGCACCAGCCAACCACGGGGTCGTGTCCTTCTCAGCCTTCTCAGACTGCATGATAGACACATGAAGGTGCTCGGTGTGAGGACTAGCACCAGAGTACGGTTCAGCCTTCCAGTTGTTTGAACGGGAATAAATCTTCCGGTTGAAAATCACATAGTTTGCTGATGGGTGCTTGGACACAGCCGAAATGATGATCTTCGGATCAACGCCTGGATAAGTAATATCAAAAGCGTTCACCGAACCACGAGCATTAGGGTTATGGTCAGACTTACGGGCACTGTGACTTGTGTCACCAACAGTGCCATCGGAACCCTTAGGGCGGTTAGGCCAACGCCTATTCACCTCAGCACGAAGTTGCACCAACGATGGTGCCAGATGCCAACTCACGCGGTCTCATCACCGATAGCGTCCAAGTCAACGCTGTCATCAAACTCAAACGTCACCTCAGGGGAACCGTTACCAAACGCAGTGTTCTTCGGGTCAAGGTAAGCCACAGCGGTACGCACGGTGGTCAAAGCGGCAGCGATCAAAGCCGACTGTAACCAGGAGAAGTCTTGGCTAGCCAAAGCCGACAACGGAATCAAAGCGATGAATGATGTGACAAACGTGGTCACGGCTGAACGGATCAACTGGTTCATTGAATACCCTTTTCTTTAGATAAATTATCAATCTGCATTTTTACTGAGAGTTGGCGCAATTCGATGCGCTCAACCTGCTCAATAACATTCTCAAACTTAGCACACAACTCCTCAAGGATTTTAGCGTGCTTCCTATCATTCTCAATGTGCAGAATGTCTGCCTCAACCCCAGACTTCCAAGCCTTATAAATCTTCCCAGCCCCCAAACCAAGGGTCATGAGGCCAACAAACAAAGAAATGATGAACGCTGTTCCGTTCGCCAAACTCTCCGTGCTAGCCAAAGCCACAATCAAAGGTGAACCAGTAATCACTGAACCAACCATCGCTGCCGTCAAGGTCGCTTCACCCCTATCATCAGATACACCCTTGACGTTTCTCAACCTGTGATAAGTCAACTCAGTTAACCAACCATTAGGCACAAGACCGGCAACAGTTTGAAACCCCCGTAGCCTTTGCTCCAAAGGCTCATCAAACAAATCACTATCTGGTAAAGCCAACAACCGTCGAACACCACGAACCGTTTCGGATGATTCACCACGCACAGCCAACACACCAAATGGGCTTTGAACATCCTTGTCCGGTGTCATACCTGTTGCACCGTCAACTCAATGATCCCACCAAAGTTATCAACCTTGTTCTGGGTATTAGCAACTTCTTGGGTGAAAGAAACATCCTCAATAGTTGCAGTGAACTGCTCACCAGTACGCAAATCTTGGAACACCACAATCGCACCAGTGGTGCAGTGACTTTGCAGTTCAACTAAACGGTCGTAGGCGTAACCGTCATAGCCACGGGCAGTACCAGCATTATCCGTCTCGTGGTCAAAACACAACAGTGGAATCTTCACAAGAATCCTACGATTAGAACCAGGAACGGCCTTCAACTGCCAACCAGTCACCGTTGGGGTTGGACTCTCAGGATCCTCCCCCGCTTCACCCTCGGTCAGCGTAATCTTCAAACCGAGTGACTCTTGCTGTGGATTAGTTGGGATAGCAATAGTGATATCTTGGTTGATATCTACTGCATCTGAAAACGTAAACAATAATTGCGGATCTTGGTTGTACAGAACTGATGAAACACTAATTGTTCCAGTGTTAGTTGTTCCGCGAAGCCGGAAGTAACGGAAGTTTTTTGGCTCAAGGGTGTTGTATCTAACCTGACCGGTAATCAAATATCCAGACGGAACAAAACTAGTGTTACTTTGCTCGTAGAAGTAATCAGAACTATTAACAAAACCGATACGGTCAGGTTTTTCACCGCTAGCACTATCGTTGATGACGGCAATCGAAGTCACAACACCAGGCTCCAACGCGGCCAAGTCTGTTGCCCATGCGTAACGACCAGAACCATCAGTGGACGACAGGTCAATGCGGATCAAACCGGCGTTGCCGTCAAGTTCGCTACCAACACCAGCGTAAACAAAGCGGTCAATACCAGCGAAACCAGTGATGTCAACTTTATCTGTGCTAGTGAAAGATAGGGGGCCGTAGGCCAAGTCACCATTACCGTCAACCTCAGCAACACGAACACCACGGTTAGTTCCAAGGATGACATAGGTTCCAAGGTAGGAAAACATTCCCGTGACCACTTCACCGTAAGGCAACTCAGCAGCGGTAATTGCTGCCGACAAGTTCGGCAAGGTTCCATCGGCTTGGTCAAGGGTGAACTTGTAGATTGCCGACTTGTTACCGGAGTAACCAGAAGCAAGGATCGCGGCTGGTGTTTCAACCACAGAAGTCCAACTCCAAGTATCCAGTGGGTGTGAGTAAAGTTTACCGGTCATGTTCAGGTTGGTGGTGGCACCAGTAATACCAGCCCTTTCGATTAGGTGGTGGCCGTCAGCAATAATGAACCGTTGCTTAACCCACCAAGCATTGCAAGTGGCAGTAGTGGCGTTATCTGCAAGAGTGGTTTTTGCACCAGTAAAAGGTGCGGCAAGATACTCCAAACCATCAACAGTGCAAACAGCAACACCGTCACCAGTAGAAGTGATGTTCCCGTTCGGGGTATGCGCCCAGCCAGTGATAGTAGAACTAGCAGTGTACGCACGCCTAACCGTTGAACCATCCGCAATAACAAAATATGGGTCTGATCCATCGTTTGCGCTAACGATGCTAGGTTTACTATTTGCTATGGGAGTAACAGCGTTTGTCGAACGCAACAATCTCAACTGCCCACGAGTCCAAACATCAACACCAACAGAAGAAGCAAACCGCTTCATCTGGAACTCATCGTTCGACGGCTCCATAAATGTTATACCAGCACCACCAGTGAAGTCCTGCTGTGAACGCAACCAGTAACCATCAAGGGACTGCTCACCAGGATTAGCCGAAGCATCAAACTGTTGCTTACGAATATCGGCAAGACCACGGCGGTAAGGTGTCTTAGCACTGATCCCATTCAGGAACGCATTGTCACCAATAGCAAAGTCGTAGCCAAAGTTGTTGGCAGAAAACTTTGCTGCTAACGATTCAACGCCAAGGCTATATACCGGTTCATCGGTTACATCAAAGCCAGTCATATTTACCTATTCCTATACGCTCAACAGGGCTGCTGATAGGCGGGCATCGGTGATGTTGATTGAAGCACCAGCAACGTGGTTTGCGCGTAACTGAATGTAGTCACCGCTGTTCAAGTATTGGATAACTGTGTGGATTTGTTGCTCCGAGTAAGTTCCCGAAACGGAAGATGAGACAGAAGGCTCGGACACAACCTGCGTACCACTAGGGCCAGTGTAAAACCATAGGGTTCTACGACCGTCAGCGTCAGGCTCCCAAGCAACAAACGCAGTCAGCAAGTAGTACCCATTCGTAGGAGCAACAACGCGGTTGTTTACCAGATCAATACTGAACAACGACCACTCTGACGAGTTGAACTCCGTTGAAGTAAAATCAACAGTGGTTGTTGTGTTGTTCGCAATTGACTGGTTAGTTGCCGAAGCGATCTTGACAACAGGATTAGCAGTTTGAGTGTGAGTGTGACTACCAGGTGCTGCCTGATATTGACCAGTACCGAGCGTGTGGTGAATGGAAGAAGTAGAAACATCAGTGTCAACAGACTCGTGAGTGTTGGCCTGCAACAACTTTCCACCACTGGTCGAACCAGCATGAGCATGGTTGGCGTTAGCGAAACCAGTGCTACTAATTGTTGGTGTGGTTAGCGTTGGTGAGGTCAGCGTCTTATTGGTCAAGGTTTGCGTGTCATCAACACCAACAGGTGAACTGGTCAAACCAATCGCACTATTGGGAACATTGGTGATCGTGTTTGATGCACCACTAATCGTCTTGTTAGTTAGGGTTTGCGTGTTTGTTGTACCAACCACAGCACCAGTAGCACCGTGAGCAGTGGTAGAACCAGTGTGCGTATCCAAACCAACAACAGCAGACGATGGAACAGATGAGAAAGTATTAGACGAACCACTGATAGTCTTGTTCGTTAAAGTTTGGGTATCAGAAGTACCAACCACAGAACCGGCAACACCATGCACAGCCGTTGAAGCCGCGTAGTGGGCTGAGCCATCCTCAAAGTCCTGGGAATAAATACCGTGACGAACCGTTTCACCAATACCGTGGGCTTGGCCCGACGTACCACCAACACCACGAGTGATCGTCAAGTTGGGGAAGGTACCAGCGGTAACAGTAACAAGTTCCTCACTGGCAGTGTCCTCACCAATGATGACCGTATAAGGAAAACTTCCAGGCCAACCAGTAATAGTGCTGACCACCATTGTAGTTGCGCTACTGGTTAAAGTGGCTGTTAAAGTTCCTGCAACAGCAGTAGAAGAATAGTACCGGCGAGTGGGGGACGGCATCAGATCACCTCAAGTAGTGGATGGTTGGCTGGGTGGTGCGTAACAATGCGTCGCGTTCTTCTTGCAAACGCTGTTGGTGGAAGGCATACAACTGCTTACCAAAGTTATTGGCAGAACCGCGCCAGTTGTTGCCATACTGGTCAGCAAGGGCATTAGCCGAAACACCAGTCTGGTTAGTACGGGAACCCTCAACGGCCCAAGCAAGACGGGCAGCAGCACCGTAAGTGATAACATCCTTCGCTGATGAAGGAATGTTGGTGGTGCTGAACAGTGCAGTGGTTGAAGCGTTGTCGGAGAAAGCAACAGTGTTCTTCGTGTACGTCACGTTTATGTCAGAACCCGAACGGATCGGGTCATACAAGTCAATAGACTTACCGGAAGGAAACACAGTGACATTGGCCTTGTCAATGAACTTCCAACGGCGAACCGTGATCCAACTATCCGTACTCGTTTCACTATCGTAAGTAACAGCAAGAACATCCAGGAGGTCAGGGAACGTGGCAGTTGACAACTCGTAAGTGACAGTGCCGGATTCGTAACTGATCGTACCGTTGGCTACACCAAACAGGTCACCACCAACAGCCTCAATGGTTTCGTTGATGGCGCGCCGAACACGGTTGCGTGGAAGCAACGGGTTCATTGTTACCTTCGTCTTATCAGTGTGAGTTGTTGCCGTGGTGCCACGGTAGCCACGACCAAACGGTGCGATCGTTGCCTGCTTAGAAACAGTGTTAACCGACTCAACCCACAACAACTCGTCATCAATTTCAATGACACCACGACGCAGGCCCTCAACCGAACCTAGCGTCAACGTCAACGCGGTGGATGTGACAGACCCGTCTAGGTAAGTAACCTGCTCGTCCTGACCGGTATGGCCCTGCAACAAACCCTCAACGTCTTCAATCATATCGCCAAGTGTGGTAGCCATTTATACTCCCTGAAATGCGACACCAGCGGAATCGCTGATACGACGGGCTTGTTCAACCTGTGCCATGCGGGTACCAGCAGGCTGAATACCCTCAGCACGAGCAGACCTGTACGAGTCAAGTTCCTTATCAACCTTGCGTTGGGCCGTATAGTCCTGACCGTTAGCAGAGTTGGCGTAGGCAACACGAATGTTGGCAGCCTGGGCGCACTCAACCCACGAAGCGTGATCTTTGGTTTTGCAACCTGAACGGCAATTACTCACGATGTTCTCGTTTCTACTGTGTATCCTGCTGATTCCAATTCGGCTTTCTCTGCGCCAGTGACACGGTTCTCACAACCACCCTTGAACACATACTCACACTGGTCAAGCCAATCCTCTTGCCTGTTTTGAACAAGTTTCCACACACCGTCACGCTTAACAAGGGTTCTTCCCTGGAAGTAGCCGACAAGTTCAAAGTACGGGTCAAGGCTTAGTGGTGAAATCTCCCGTGTTGGCGGCTTAAAGATGTAGTAAGTGTGGACTAACCCAGCACTTGATGAAGCAGTTGTTGTTTGACCACCATTAAGAACCATTGATTTGCTCATTGAGCAAGAACCATCAGACAGAACAGTTCCGTTAGAGAAAACCAAATCAACTGGCTTAATAGATACTGACGCACTGGAAGATGCCACTACCGAACCGGAGGACACCATTGATGTTTGTGAAAGCATCTCCGATGTTGATGTTGCAGTGACCGTTGATGAACTGTAAAGACCCTGGATAACGATTGCTTCCGACGAAGCCGTCGCTGTTACACTAGAACTTGCCGAAACATTTTTGGTAACAGTAATCGTTGATGTTCCGCTACCACTTATTGTTGATGTTGCATCAGCCGTAACCACACCAGACGATGCTTCACCAGGATAAGTACCAGTGTTTCTATAAAGATTAGTTGAACGGTACAACTGTGCCATTACACACCACCAGTTAGGGCATCAATCTTTGCTTGCATCTGTTGGGCTAGATCGTTGATAGCGGCTTCGGCAGAAGCCTTAACCTCGTCAACGGTTGTTCCCTCAATGGGTAGTGCTGTGATTGGTGTGTTGTTTATCGTGTCAGCAACAACGTCTGGTACTTCTAGTTCTTCAACAATATTGTGCAACGGGTGATCGTGTGATTGGTCGCAATCTTCACAATATCCACCAAGACCATACGTTATAATCTTCATTGTTAGGCCGTCCTAAACTGGAAACGTGGATAGTTGTTAAGCGTTGAAAGGGTTAAAGAACCCAGTGTTGTGAACGCACCAGTAACACTTGATGCCTCGTAACTACCGCCAACAGTAACTGCACCGGCGCTAGCACTTGTTGTTCCAAGATAAACTGGTGAGTTGCTATTCATAGAAAGACTTGTCGCTCTAAGGCCGAAGGCCGTTGTGTTTGTTGTTTGCCAAGCACAAGCAAGCCAAGCCCAACCAGCAGGAATAGTACTACTGATTGTTACTTCTTTAACACCAGTAGAAGTGACAGACGCTGTCCCCCAATCAAACAGCAACGACCCTGGACGACCAGTGGCGTTGTCGTGGGCGTACAAACCAAGTCGAACAACACCAGTGCCAAGAGTTGTTACTTCAACGGCAACACGATCAACCGCTACTGCTTCTGGGAAATAAACAGGGTACATAAGAGCCACCTGGTATTTACCTGATACTGATTGCGAGTTGAAAGCACCGGTGTTCGTTAACCACCAACCACCAGTTGTCTTATATGCACCAAGAAACTCGTCTTGATAAGTTGCTGGTGTTTCCCACCCAAGAGAAAAAGCGCTAGCAGTCAAGACTTGACCACTTGAACCCTTGGCTAAACGGCCAACAGTTGAAGAACCAGTACCGTAGATCAAGTCACCGAGGGTAGTAACCGTGGACTTGGGAACAGCAGCATTAGCGGTTGTCTGGGCGTTGTTGGCGGTTGCACCAGCCGCAATAGCAAAGTCATAAGCAGACTTCACACTGCTAGGTGTAGCAGCCGTAGTCGTTGATGTTGAAGTAGTTGAAGTTTCAAGTTGAACCGCACCCTTCACCGACGTGGTGCCATCAGCAATCGTCAAAGTACGATCAGCGGAAAGATCACCACCACCAGACAAAGGAGCAGTAGTGCTAATCGTCCTAGTCGCAACAGCCTTACCCGACACAGTGGTGTCAAGCGTGTCAAGACGTGCCTTAACAGTAGCAGAACCACCCTGCGGGTTAGTGCCAAGAGTTGACTGAACAGCCTCAACGGCGTTAGCAGCATCAGTATGGACAACATCGTGTTCAAATCCAGCGGCGTTCTCCAACGTGGTTGATGTTGGTTTAGCCAATGAATCTAAACCGGTAGGGTATGAACTAGCCACCGTTTCTCCTAAGTTTAGAAATCTTGATTACAAAAACTACTAGGCCGCAATCGGCGTGAAGGCCAACGTCAACGTGCTCAACGACAAAGTGTCACCACTAACCACAGCCTTGCTCGCAGTCAAAGCAACAGACCACAGGAAGTTACCAGCAGTGGAGTTATCCCACAGGCTGATGTGCGTGATCGTCTCAGTGCCAGTCATAGCCCAAGTGCCACCCATAGAGGACAACGCCATTGAACCACCGGACGACGCACTGAACGCGCAAGAGTTACGCGTAGTAACAGCGGAAGCACTGGTAGTACCAGCAGATCCAGGGTCACCAGTGTGCAACTTGGCGTACAGTAAACCAGCCGTGAACGTGGTACCGGTACGGCCAATCGTGTTAAGCAACTTGTCAGCCGTGTTAACGGCAGAAATGCCAACGGTCATTTCGATTCCTCATTCTCGGTAGTAGATGTAGCGGGTGTAACTTCCATCGTTGCCGTGGCAACCAGTTGAGCAATAACAGTTTGTTCAGACATTTGATTCCTTCCTTAGTGGAAGTGCAATGCCCCCCACCCACAATATGATGGGGAACAAAGCACAACCACTAAACAGTGGTTATTAGGCAGTAATAGTTGAGGTGGTCTCAATGCGGTACAGGCTTTCCTCGCGGTAGCGTGCCCATCCGATCAAAGCCTTCCAACCCACAGGGCGGAAACGCATCAACTTGTCAGTGACGGGGCCAACAACAACTTGTGGCTCGTAACCAACAGCCTCAGCCAGGGCCTGCTGGCCCATGATGAGGGTACGGTGAACATTCTTGGAAGAAGCACCATCGGCACCGATCAGGGTACGAGGCGACTCAATGAAGAACGCACCTTCGTACACACCAAGCACGCCACCCCAGATGTCAGATGCACCTGAGTACTCGTGTGGTGAACGCCATCCAGCAGCACCGCTCTCCGCACGAAGGTCGTGCGAAACGTCGGGGTGGATGTAGCAACCGTACAGGCCATTGGCCAACGGCAGGGCGTTGTTACCACGGAGTTTAGCAACCGTGTAGCGGACGTGTGCTGACGAGAAATCGTCACCAGTGGTCAGCAAGTTCAGTGCTTGCGTGCTGACAGCATCGCCGTCAGAACGAATCACATTAGTACCGCCAACGAGCACGCTACGAACCAAGCGGTCAAGGGTGTCAACCTGGTTGTACGCAATGATGTTTGCGATAGCAGGGTCAACATCTGACAAGGATTCGAAAACCAACTTGTCGGTGGTGAGGACGGAGTTACCGTACTCATTGAGGGTAACGTCAACATAGGTAGTGTTGGCAAGTGCAACAGAATCCCTGTCTTCGTTTTCAGTCAATGGGGTAGTAGCGACAGCAAGGTCAACATACTTTTGGAAACGTACAGAGGCACCAGCATGGGACACATCAACCGGACGCTTGGTAGCGGCCTGACGGAACAACGGCTGACTACGCAGAGCAAACTCAACGTACTTGTCATAAGCAGTCGTTACGAGGTTAGTGATACCAACCTGGGTCGTGCTAATGTCAACTGTACCGGTATAGGTGTTAGCCACGTTATTTCACAACCTTTCAAACAGACATTGGATGGGTTAAAGCCATCAGCGTCCAGTCAACAACCGATTCAATTCTTCTGGGGTAGAAGCGTTCTGGATCGCGGCCAGAGCGGCACCCTCAGAAGTCATAGGAACCGAACCTTGACTGGTTTGACTGATGGTCGTAAAAGCATCAGCCTGCTGTTGCGAAACACCCACAGGTGGAGTGACCGTACCTGTTAGATCGAAAGGGTTTGCGCCGGTGGGAGCCGGTGCTTCCTCATTAGATCCGCCGAGGTTGAAGTTAAAGATGCTCGCATTTTCAACAAGCCACTCATTAACAGACGATTCACTATCCACATCAGATGGAATGAACTTAGCAATAGCAGGATTAACGCCGTTACTATTCAGGACTTCCTTCAACGTACGCTCACGAGAGGACTTCTGGAGTGAAGCAAGTTTTTCTTCCAACTGCTTACGTTCCTTCTGTTCCTTCTTGAGTGCATCACGCAAAGCCTTCGGGCCGTCGCCGTCATCGCCATACGTTTCATCGTCGAACTCGTTCCATTGGTTGTTGCTCATCGCAACGTCTCCCTTACTTGTTATGGTTTACGCAACCCACAACCACCGCAGGGGAAGGGTGATTGGCTGTTACTACCGGTCTCTCATACTCTCCGCAGGGCCGGTCGGTCTGCGAGAGGCTTATGGGGCTACGGGTTTGCACCGCACATAGCCATGTGTTACTGTGTACTCAAGAAGCAGGTAGCACTTGGTGGGGAAGCCGGGTGTTACCTGCTTTAAGTTTTAGATCCCACCCTTTTCCTGGGCCAAAGATCCAGCACGGACAGCAGAGGAACCACTGAACGAGGCGCGTTCCTTACTGGCAAGTTTCTTCTTAGTGGTCTCAGCCTTAGCCGCACCAGCCAAACCAAAGGTTTCCTGCGTGGCTTCTTCAATACCGTACTGGTCACCATAAATACTGGACAGTTCCTGACCACGGGTACCAAGTTGTTGGGCCTGAGAAAATCCTTGAGCGGCTTGAGCGTAAGTAAGATTAGGGTTAACTTCACGGATCTGTTCGGTCAAAGTAGAACTAATTCCCTGATCCATAGCAGCCCCGCTAATCGTAGCGGTAGCAATACGCTTATCAATCAGTGGCTTAGCAACCTCTGGGTTAAGGAAAGCACCCATGAGATCAATGGATGTCACACCGTAAAGCCTAGCGTACTCATCGCGTACCGATGATGGGGTGGAGTTAACAAGGTCGTAGGCAGACTTGATACGATCCTCTACCTCATTAGGTGACACGGAACCACCGATAATCTTGGCAAGGTCATCACGTTGGTAAAAGTCCTCGGATAAACCATATTTAATCATTCTGTTTTTCATATCATTTTCAAGTTCAACGTAAGTTTTTTCATCGTAAGGGACGAACCCGGCCTTGCGAAGCATTTCATTGCCAGCAAAACGCTTAGCATACTCAGGTGTCTGCCGAAGCTTTAAGATGATGGTGTCATCGCCGTAGCCCTGCGTGATGTAGTCCTTGATAAGACCAGTCAAATCACCAAGGCCGTATCCCTCAAATGTGGCGCTGAGAAACTCAAACGCATCCAAGTCAGCCCCTGTTAGGTCAGCCACTGAAACCCCACTTCTGCAAGATGCCGTTCGCTACCTTGCTAACTTCTTCACGGGCATTGGCTGTCTTAGCCCAACGAGGATCTTTACGCAGATCATTCTCAAACTGCCACAACGACTTAGCCTGAGCCTTACCAGTCTCAGAGTTGATACCACTGATCGCTTCACGGATCGTAGGATCATTCAAGTTAATGTCCTGATCGTTAATCTCAAGCAAAGCACCCATGCGCTGAATGTACGGTGAAGCAATATCCTTCACGTTCTGACCAGCCTTGATCTGTTCCGCATACACGGGGTAGGCAGAAGCAGCCTGAACACGGACATCGTTGATGTAGTCTTGAACCGTTTTGGTTCCCTTAACAATGGATTGTGCTGCTGTCTGGTAATAGTTATCATTGTATGAAACACCATTAGCATCAGCCAAAGCACGCAACTGGTCAATGTTAGAACCAGTGGTACCACCAACCTGGCCCTGCTTGATGGTCACATAGCCAGAAAGGGAAGCGTTCAGTTGATCCTCAGACCAGCCCTGCCGGTAAAACTGTGACGTGGCATAGTTTAGGGTGTTGTTATCAAGGGTAGCACCGACCTTAGCGGCCTGATTGATTACGGCTTGACGAGCAGCAGCAATACCAGACTTGTACTGTGTTGGTCGGGTTAGACGCTCAACCTCAGTTTCCTGCCAACGAGTACTAGACTTCTTAAACCACTGAGTGTTTCGAAGTTCGGCCTGAAACTTTGTTTGGCTCCAGGTTCCAGCAACGGCATCCTCAAAAAGTTTCTTCAACTCTGGGTTTGATTGTAGAACAGCACGGTTCCAACCAACGTCACCAAGATTAAGTTTATCCACCTTAGCCACTACACACCACCGCTAATAGCCGACATTAAAGCATCCATGTAAGTTGTCTCCGTCTGGAACTCGGCATAGTCCTCAGCCTTCTGTCCCTGCTCAAGCATGTACGCACCACGATCCATACCACCAGTAGTCTCGTTAGTTGTACTGACGTTTGAACCAGAAACGGTTTGGGTAGTTTTAGTAATACTAGGATTCTTCTTTTCCTCAGCGTTTAACGCTGAACGGAACTGCTTGATCTCATCATCGGTAGCGTCGCGACCAACACTTTGCTGGAATGACTGGTTGATAAGGGCCTTAGCATCCTTAGCGGAACTGATGTTAACAGATCTTTGAATCTGTGTAGAAGTACCACCACCGCCACCACCAGATCCACCACGACCAGAGCCAGAACCAAATGGACTCTTAAAACCAAGAGCTTCTTCTGGTGTTATGAAAGTATTCATTGCGTACATTTTAGCGGAATAGTCAACAGCAGCATTATAGAATCTTTGGAGCTGGGACGTGCTATTGATTTTATAACCCAAAGATCTCATGTAGTTAATTTGTTCTGCAAGATACTTTGGATCTTTATATATCTTACTAGCGTATTCGTCTTTTACAGAATCAACATTACCGGTTATATTTTTGTAACCCTTTTGCTGGTAGAACTTTCCAGCACGCAGCTCGTCTCTTCCACCCCTAGAAGAAACGCTACGAGTGGCTTCTTTTGGGCCAAGATAGACAATATTGCCAGGAATAAAAGCTTGTGATTGCTGTCCACCTTGGGGATAGGTGCCATCATCCGCCAACGCTGGCGCACCAGCAACGTGACCTGGTACATGTGTCATATCACTTCACCATCCTAAACATTGATCTCATCAAAGCGAACAAACTCGCCATCAAGATAACGACTATAGATTTCAAATGCCCGTGGGGATTGGTCACTCATCCAGTTAATATAATTTGAATACCCACGCAGTAGATCTTTGTTGCTTTCAGAGGTAAGAGTTCCAGATCCGCCAGAGTTTCTGCGGTTTTCAAGTTCGTCCCTCAGCTCGTTACGCCTAGCCAAATAGGCTCCAACAGTCTGCCAAGCAACATCGTTCCTCTTATCCTTACCAAACCTTGGATCTTCAAGAGCAATCTCGAACGCTTTGGCAGTTGCACTAAACTTATTTGAATTACGGGTACTGTACTTAGAGAACCAAATAGGATTAGTTTCCTCGGCCCAAGCCAGCCAATCCCTACGGAAAGCCTGAAGATCCTCTGCGCCCCTCTGGCGAAAAGAAGTCAAACCACGAGAAGCAAGAATAGCTTTAGACTTACTATTCATGGCAAGGTACTGATCCCAACCAATAGCAGACATAGACTGATCGGAAGCTTCCTTGAAATCCTTACTGCTTCGATACTCAAGTGGAAGCCCAGGGACAACCTTGCGACCTTCCTGCCATGCAGCAGTGTACTGGTCATAGGAAGTATCGTTGGGATCATTGAGCAACGCACCAACAAAACCAGGGTCAGCACCAGGAGACTGGACAAAGATTGATCGGATTGTTGACTGATACTTTTCCGTGTTAACCCGTGCTGTCTTTGTTGCAGTTGTACCAGTTGGATTACTGGACATGGAGTAAGCAAAACTGTAATACTCTGGGTATTCTTTTAAGAACCTTTCAGATGGTGTCATACCATCAACAACACCCTGTTTTTGAATCATGTTCCACTTATCAACAGCCATCTGATATTCTGGCTTCAAGGTGAACTGCGGTGCAAAAGGAAGAATCTCTGACGCAAAAAACTTTAGCAACTGAATGTCGTTAGTCTTTTCAACCACACGATCAATGGCATCAGGTGGGATATTGCCATTGTTTTCCTGATTCAACACAGCGTAAATTTTTGCTGCATCGTTAGCCCAATCCGCTGACTTGTCACCACGGTAAAGAGACCAAAGTTTTTTAATCGATGATGGTGCCAGTTTGTCAACAGAACCAGGAGCCTTCGATGCACCCATCGTTAGCACACCATTAGCAATAAAGCGGGTGATAGCATTATCATCCATTTTAATAAGCTCAGAAGCCGCCATTTGCACGAGCGGCCCAGCAGAAGGAAACAGTGGAAACTCTCCCTGGAAAACAATGTTCAAAGATTTTAGGCTAATCCTCATGCCACCGACATCTTCAATTCCCATTGCCTTAGTAACTTTGCTTGGAAGCGGGACTACCAGTTTCCAGTTTGGATTAACCAACTTGTCACCATAACGAACCGGTTGGTCATTCTCATCAAGAACTAAACCGGAACGGACAGGGGCTGAAACGGCTTGCATTGCTCTGATGGCAACAGCAGGATCATTTAGCATGATTCGACCCCACGTTTTCAACGTGTTCTCTTGTGCCGCAAAGAACGGCGAAACAAATCGAAGCATTTCAGCGGCCTGGCTATACCGCTCAATCGTGTACAGGGTTCGCTTTACTTCACGCAAAGCGTAAGCTTGTGCATTGCGCTCATACCGCTGCAACTGCTCGTAAGGAATATCGTCAACACCCTGCTCTTTAAGGTTCTTGATTGACTGTTGAACGTAACTGTCATAATGGGCTTTAACAAATGGGTGACGAAGCAATGTATCTTCTGGCAAAGAGCCAATGTATTTGAATATACGATTAACAAAACGCTTACTTGCACCCTTGTATCCAGGCTCTTTGATAACAGTAAGAATCTGCTTACCGTGAATGGGTTGCCAACGCTTGTAGCCGTCACCCTTAGTGATAATCTCGTACTCGTTACCATCGGCACCACGAACAGTTGATGCAACCCAACCATCTTTGAGATCTGGTGGGGTCATACCAGAACGGTAGTAAAGATCCTTAAGAATATCTGGTGCCTCTTCAACAGGGTAACCAGAATCTGTTGCCTGGATAACATCTTCACCTTGAGAAAGCAGACCAGTTCGTGATTCAATGCGCTCAGGTGCTTGTGGAAAGTTTTTCTTAAGAAACTTTTCAGCCTCAATTGGGCTTTCAAAAGTCTTTGAAATATCTTGCGCCTGAGACCACGATCCGTTCTTCATCCTCTTGGACGGGAGTTGAACCCTGACCGTAAATGTTCCATCAGCATTATTAGTTATATAAGACTTATTCAATGCCGTTGTGTACTGGTCAACAACAATGTCCTGAGCGCGTTCAGCAGAACCAACCGGACGGGAAACAATAGTTTCAGCCATCTTCTTATTTGTTACACGATCACTATGATTCTTTAACGCTCTCGGCAGGGCCTCTTCTTCAATGGATCGCAAAACCTCTGGAAGCTTTTTTAAATCTTTTTCACGCTTAACAATTGAAGCACCTAAAGCGGCTTGCTTAGCTTTAAGATCATTCAATGCTTCGTAGGGGGTAAGCTTTTTACCATTAACAATGTAAGGAACAGTAGGATCAAAGTTATCAATCCTGTCCTTAATCTTTGTAAGTTTAACTTTTGCCTTAGCAATGCGGCCAGGTTCAACATCAAGTTTAACCTTGATATTTTCTACTGTGTTACCAAGCTTCCTAACCCTATTGGCAGCCTTGTCAATATTCTTTTGCGTAACAGGACTTTCAACATGTCGCCTAGCCGAGGCAATGCGCTCAGCAGTAACCTTCATAAACCCTGATTCTTCCATTGCTTTTTCAATGTCAGTTGGGTGAAGATTTCTTAGTGCCGCTTTAGCCCTAAGTTCCTCTGATGGAAGATACCGTTCGATAACATCTTGAACACGATTTACATAAGGTGCCGTGTTTTCGCCTTTTTCAATACCAAGTTCTTTGCGAACGTAAGCAGCATTTCTATCGGTTGCATCATCAAGCCACTTAGCCACGCTCTCAGGACTCTCACCCTTGATGAGACGCTGAAACATGTATGAGTTCATAAACTGTGTGTTAATAATGTCGGCAAGAGACTTAGAAAAGATTTCGTCCTCTGGATTAATCCGTGTTGGGATGGCCGCCTTAACCTGATCTTCCGCAAGACCATACACACCACGGCTTGCTCCAGCGATTTCGGCACGCTTAGTTCTTTCTGATGAAGAAAGTTCACGCAAGAACCGACCAGATGCCCCAGCGAAAGCACCGGAATAAACAACACCCATGTACTCTTCGCTCTCAACACCAATACGATACTTACCAGTGGTTAAATAATCTTCAATGACCGCTATGCGATCAGCATGAACCTTATCAATTTCGTTCATTACCTGATCTAGTTGATTTAACTTGGCTGGATCTGGTTTTCCACCGTTCATAAAATCAACCGGGTCAATACCGCGCATTGTCAAACGCTCAGCATAGTGCCCTTCTAATTCATCAAGAAGATCAAGCGTGTAATCGTCAGCTTCTTCGCCAGTTTCTTTTTTGATAGCTGATCGAATAGCGCGTGCAGTTGCCCCACGCCCACGGTTCAGGGCAAAATTACCAAAGGCCCCACTTTGCAATCCCTGGAAAGCCATCATGGCACCAGACACTGCCATGAAACGAAGTGAACCTTCACCGATGTTACGAACGGGGTAACCAAGTCGGAATAAAACCGCTGGTCGCCAAACAGAGTTGAACGCGTCGTAAGCCCACTTTGTTTTTTCAGCAGAACTTAGTGTTTTAAGATCTAGACCATTAGCAGAGTTACGCATTGCGCTATCAAGTTCTTTCCAATTGAACATGACATAAGTATCAGGGGTTTGTGTTTCCAAAAACTTAGCGATATCAATTTCGCCATTTTCGTTAATCCAAGAAGCATTTTTAGAATCAAGGATTTCTTTAACAGTACGCTTCTTATTATCAATAAGCATATCTGTTACTTTTTTAATCTCTCTTAAATCAGTTACACCATACTTGGTGGCGATGCGAGCAACTCCCTCGCGCTCAAGTTCTTCAAGAATGGCATTTTGTTCGCTGGTATTAATAGCTGAATTGTAACGATTAGAGTAAGCCATTGATTCTTCGCCAGAGAACACGCCACTCAAAGGACTGTAACGACTACGAAGTTGAGCTTGCAGTTCAACTGCTCCATCCGAAGCATTAGCACCCGAAAGGTGAAACACCCCCATAGGAGATCCCTGACCAAAAGAAGCACGAGCCGCTTGATCTGCACGATCAACATTACGAGTCCAAACAGTAACTCTCCGCGCAGCATCCCCCTCTTGGAATGTGTTTGGGATAATATCTTCGCTCACGCCCCAACGTAAACGAGCCGAACGCTCAGCACGGCTGATAACCTTTTCTTGGCGAGCAACAGTATTAGCCGTAGTTACCGTTGCGTCCTGTGCAATATTTTTACGAACAATAACATTCGTTCCCTCAACATCAAGGGCATCGGCAAGAAAACGGTCACGGTCTTTCATCTCAGCAAGACGCTTCTGGTGACCTTGAAGAGCAATGTTGTCGCCAGCAGAAAACTCTTTACCACTTAAAGAGTTAATCGGTGAGTAACCACCAATGCGATGGAAGCCTAGCGTTCGATTGATCGCTTCAATTTCGTCGTGAACAATCAATTTTTCTTCACGCAAACGAAGAATTGCTTGCTGATCTCCACGCGCGGCCATCCAAACGGTAGCTGCCTCGTCGGGAGTTTTTGTTCGTGCAAGAACATCGCCAAGTTTAGGATTAGTGTTATTGAGAAACTCATCAATAACAGCATTATTATTTTGTTTAGAAAAATAATCCATCAAGGCCCACGTTGAGCCACTCTGTTCAGCAACATCAGCAGCTTCTTTTTCAAGCGGTTGAGCATACCTTCTGAGCTTTTCAACCTTAGCGGCTTTACCAGCAAGAACCCACGGGTCAGCGAAAACATTAAGGGCAAAGTCACCAGTACCAGAAACAAGATCAGCTAAAAAGTTATTTCTGAAACCATCTAAATGTTCACGCTTTTTAATAGCATTAAGAACCTGGTTTTGCGCTGTTTCACTACCGTGATTATTTGTAAGATTGTCGTGAATATTACCAAAGTTTGCAACGATGGCTTGGTTTGGGGAAATGTATTCAGACTCGTTCCAAACATTCTTGATATCCTGGAAAGCATTACCAGTGCTTTTACCACCGCTGTAAAGATAGCGCAACTCAGGGTTCATTGCTATAAGGTTTGTGGTTATTCCACGGAACGCGTAACGTGCAGGTAAAGCAAGGGCTTTAGCCGCCACTTCCTCGGCTTTATTCTTAGCCTCGGCTGCTCTCTCCCCAAAAACTGTATCAAAATCCCCAGCCGGAGCCACGGGCGCATCTTGCAATTCTTTATTACGATTACTATACCGAGAGATAGCTTCTGCCCCAGGATTTAACAATTCGTTTAGAACGGCCTTGGGGTTCAGTGCTTCTGAAATAGAGTTCTTGAAATCATCCCACAGACTCACTGTTGATTCCCTTCAAGAAGCATTAAAGCAAAGTCTTTATGGTCGGCATCACCCAGGGGTGCGCTCGCAAGATCCCAAGCAGTACCAGCTTCATGCACACCAATAGCTTCCATGTACATATTAAGTTTGTCCCAGAAACTCATGGACTCACCCACCAGAAATACCACGCAGATACTGTGCTAAAAGTTTAATTTGTCGGCCAGAGTCAGGCATCTCTGCTTGACGCAAAATTGCTGGAAGGTAGCGAACTAAACGCTGTGCATCTTCCTCAGCAATGTTCATTGGTGCTGGCGCACCAGGGCCAGGCCCCATGTTGGAACCAGCAGTACCGGGTTCATCAGGACGCTCAGTAGGGGCTGTAAGGCCCGTAGGGAGAGCACCTAGACTGATAGGCGCAGCAGGGGGTGTTGAGCCGTTAGAGGGCATCACAGGGCTTCCTGAGGGCATAGAGCCTTGAGCCATTGTAGCACCACCCTGAATATCACGCATCTCTTGACGCTCGCCATAATAGGCGGCAGGAACTTCACGAACAGGTTGACCAGGGCCACCATCAGTACGTTGCGACAGCGACCCCGGCCCTGAAACAGGAGCAGGATTGCTAGGCTTTCTGTAACCACCTTGCTCTGCCATGTTTCACCTCAATCAAAATAGAACTTACTTAGTGATCTTGCCCTTACGAACCGGCTTAGCCGTAACAGGCTTACCAGCCTTAAACGGCTTGGGCTTGCGGACGGGCTTAATCGGCCCCATCCCCGGCACTACTTAACCTTACGCTTGTCGTTGTTCCCAACACCAGGAACCTGAACGCCATCAGTAACCTTGCCAGCACTGCCAGGCTTAGGACTGTTCTTGAAATCAACAGGAGTACCTGCCTTGATTGGCTCTGCCGTATTAACCGGAGCAGCAGTGCCCTGAGAGCCGAAACTCGGCATCTTCTTAGCCATATTGTTTTCCTATCTTGTTACGCCGGTTGGCGGCGGACAACGCTAGCCGAGAGGTTCGGTGCGCCGGAACCAGACAATCCAGCAAGGAGAGTCTGCATATCTGGGCGACCACCAGGGGCCATACCTGCTTGACCAGGTGCAACACCCTGTGGGAGTCCAGACTCTTGCATACCAGGAGGCATACCAGAAGGTGTCCCCTCAGGGGCAGGCATACCGGGAGAGCCAAGTTCGTTAGGCATCTGCTGACCGGCTACACCTGCTTCGGTCTGAGGGGAAGGTGGTGGTGGGGGTGGTGCGAAAGCATCCGCAATAGCGGTCTCAATCGGAACACCCTTCTTGCGTGATTCAATGATCGAAGCAAGTTTGGTAACAACATCAGTGGGGTCTTGGCCCTGAGCCGCCATAGCGGGAATGGACTGCACATAAGCAGCAACACCCTGGAACCCTGCCTCACGCAGACGCTCCACATCAATGAGTTCTTCCTCAGTCTTAACATTCATTGAGTTAGGCAAGTTGCGACGAACGAACGACTTGGAAACAAGGTCAGCACCCAAAGCCTGCAACGACCACACCAGTGCTCGGTTCGGGTCAAGACCAGCCATCAAACCGTAAGTTACCTCAACACCAGTCTCAGTTCCGATGTCGCGCTGGGGAACATACTTGATGGTGTAAGGGTTACCATTCTGTTGCCCCTTGATTTCCTTGCTATCAAGTGGCCAAAGTTTTGTGTCTAGTTCGAAGCACATTTGGAGTACTTCGACAAAGGTGTCTGCGAGTACGTCTTGTGCGGTTTTGATTTGGGTGTCGAAGCCACCCATGAGTGCTTGGACTCCGCGACCTGTGATGATGCTTGCGTCAATGTTTCCTTGACGGCCTTCGGGGTAGCGTGCCCCGTTTCGCATTTCTTGGTCTAGGGATTGTGCTTGGGCGAACGCGGACTGTGGCATTTCGATTGGCGCACGGCGCACGTTTTGTGGTTCACGCGTGCGGATGATTGCGTCCCCACCGATGGGGAAGTGTTGAATATCCGATGGTACGAACAGTGGGGCTTCAACAGCCTTGTGGGCTGCCTCAAGTGAGAGTAGCGCAAACTTCGCGCGAGCCATCTGTACCCAAAGCACATCATCAAATTGTCCACGTTGTTGACCGTCGAAGGAAGGTTTGCGGGCAACCACAACAGGACAGCGCCCTAGTGGGTTGTTTGTTTGTGCAAGGATCAGGTTCGCTCGTTCGGGCACGAACATGATTTCTTCTTTGTCGTCCACCCAACGAACCACTTCAAGCATTGTGTCACCAGGGGTGTATTGGCCCTGGTTCTTGTTCTTCAGTTTGTCTGCGTGCTCAGGGAACATGGCAACAAGTTCTGACGTGGGCTTGAGGAAGCGTCGTGCGAAAGCGGTGCAGTTTCCCCAACGGTCAAACTCTGGGTACGAACCCATTGGGTCTTCAACGGTGATGTGTGGGCGACGATCCTTGAAGTTTGGTTCAACACGGAAAGGTAGGAAACCGTAGGTAACGTACTGGTCTGCACCAGCGTACATTTCCCGACCAAGTTTGGATGCGGCCACATACCAGTTGGCAATGATGGTGCGCTTGTCAGCCTTGGTGCGCTTCGCATCATCGGTCATGTTGTTTTGTGAACACGAGAACGTGGGCAGTGGTGCAATCACTTCTGCAAGGTCACGGGCAACAGTGTCAATGAAGTTGGCAACGATTGGCTTGGGCCACTCGGATGGGAACAAGCCAGGAAAAGCCTCATCGTAGTTACCACCACGGACAGAGGCCACCTTGTTCATTCGACCATCGCGCTCGGCGTAACGAGACTTGAGTACGTCAAAGCGTTGGCGGATACCACGATCCGCGTATTGTGCAATAGACGCATCAGTCATTACATCACCATTTCATTTCGGGTTGCTGCCCACTCGTTTAAGTCAATGACGGCTCGTTGACTCATGCTCCGGGGAGAGGAGTAGGGGTTCTTTGTGAACCAGTTCATGTCACTGGTTGTTTGCCCAATGATTGCGCGTGCAGATAGTTCACAGAACCACAACGCCATCACGAGGTCGGTTTTGTTACGGGTCTTAGGTTGCCAGGAAACAAGTTGCTCAACCAAAGCCTTCATGCCTTCGGTTCCCTCAACAAGAGGAAGTTCGATCTGGTTGTCACCCATCGGGCGAGCAACACGGTTCTTGTCGCTGGCAGTCTCAATGGTGCCGAACAGGGTTGACATACTCGCCACACCGAAACCCTCATCCCACTTGTTGATGCGGGACGTGTAGTGGGGTTTAATAACACAACCACGGTTGTTCAAATACTTGTTCAGGTTTTCGTCGTGAACCAGATACAACTGGAAAGCGTTCGACTCAATGACCCACTCTTGCGGGCGGTACCTGTCCGTCCAAGAAGTAACAAGGTCGTAGATCTTGGATGGGGTGGCACCACTCATGCGGGCCGCGTCAAGGATGTAACGCTTACCCGACTGACGATCCACCGCCATAGCAATAGCAGCAGTATCTTTGTCAGCAGCGGGGTCTAGCCCGCAAACAATGTAGAAACCCTCAGGATTGGCAGGGTGCCCAGCGGCTTGACCGTTCAAAGGCCCAACCTTACGCATACCGTTGACACTTCCGCGAACAGCGGCAGGGTGGAAGATCGCATCCTCAGCCACATCCTGTTGCTGATACACCATAGACCAAATGCGGGGGCCAACAGCACCACGCACGTTGTCAAGGTGAGGGCCATCCCAACGACGGAACAAACCGTTCTCGTCAGGTTCTTCACCCTCAGACCCCTCAAAAGGAACCTCAGCCTTAGGCCACAAGGTCAACCAGTCCTCAGAGTTACCGTTACCGTAATCCAACACAGCGGGTTGTGAGAAGCGTGTCCAAGGTGACGTACCTGAAACGTAGTGGTCACCGTTCATAAGTTGTTGATACAGGTCAATGGGCGCAACGCGCGTACCAATAACCAGTAGTTTGCCCGTAGGGGCCAGTCGGGAACTGACCTCAATACGAAGCCAGTCCATATGCTTTTCCCACTCAGCGGCGTTAGCCAACACCACCGCGTCATCAATAATAATCAGGTCAGCGCGGGCGCCATAGATCTGCCCACCAATACCAATGGCCTGAACCGTTGGATCTTTCTCCTGACCATCCCGTTCCTCACCACCCAAATAGATTTGGTTGGCAGTCCACGAGTCAGCGTTCTTTTTGAAACCACCCTCAGGGCTGAAGTTGGCTTGCAACTTCGCGTACGCCGGGTGAGTCAGTCGCTGCTTGATACCGTACAAGAACTGTTGCGCCATCTTCTGTGTCTTAGACACAAGGATCACGCGGGTGTCAGGGTTCTTACAAATCCGGTACACAACGTAGTCAATAGAAACCGTCTGCGACTTAGCGTGTGCAGGGGGGGTGTTAATCAAAATACGGCTGGCTTGACCTGGTTGGTACTCAATGGCCGGATGAAACAACTCCGGCTCCCTGCCCTCAAGCAGATCGATCCAGCCCTGCTGATGGGGGTAAGTTTCCCGATTGAGGAACGTGCGCCGAAACGACGCGAAATCCCCAACAGGTTCCCTACCCGTAGTTTTTACTTCTTTAAGAACAGCACGAGCGTTATCCACGTCCCGCTTAAACTCTGGGTAGTCGCGGCGTGAAGCCTCATACCAAGACAGGGAGCGACCAACCTTCGCCAAAGCGGCAGGGTTAGTGGCACCAGTAGCGATCTCAGCGAGGAACAACCGGCGGGCCTCATTGGGGGAAAGATCCGAACCAGGCTTACGCCCCGAACGACCCTTCTTACCCTCAGCCATCAGTTACCACTTCACCTTATTGGCCCAATAGGCAGCGGAAAGCGTACCCTTATCAATGTTAGCCTTATGGCGGGCCTTGAAAGAAGCCCTACGAGCAGCATCAGCCTTCGACTCACCAGACTTCTTAGGTGAACCAGACACGCCCTGCTGACCGAAACGAATAGTTTTGATCTGATCCCCAGACTTAGCGACAACAACATGCGACTTAGTGGGGTGGTTTGGGG